ATCTAAGACTTTAACAATTGTTCCTTGTGTTAGTGCTATAGTAGATGTAAAGTATCTAGGGCTTGTAGAACCATCACAGAAGAATGCATAGTAAATGAATTGACCACTGTTTGCACATAGAGCACATGACTTATGAATTTGCGTTGCAGTGTCTGTAGGTGTTGCTACGTCATCGCCAACTACTTCCCAACATCCAGGTGTATTTTGTAAGCTTACAATATTACCAGGACTTAGAGTAAATGGTGATCTACTAATGAATAAGACTTGTTGATTTGTACAACTCTGTACCTCATAAGAATTAGGAGTTACTGGTGAACAACTAGCACAATCTGCAAAGTCTTGAGCCACTGTATATTGTGGTTGATCTTGTGTTAAACCCATTACAGCGTAACAACCATTTCTTTCGTTAAGTGAGATAGTGTCACCATTCTGATATTGGTTAGTTGACTCTACAACATAGGTTGCAACAGATAATTGACTACAGTTGTTTAGATGCTCTCTAACTTCATATACGTAGGTTACCACTGAACAACTAACTGAGACTGAATAAGTGTCAGACTGACATCCATCTGAATCTGTGATATAGTATAAGTAATCACCAGGACATACGTTAGTAGGATTAAATCCACTTAGATTAGGATCTTGCCATGTAATTGTATAACCACTACCACTACCTCCACTAGCTGCGACTAAGATTTCACCATTACATGGACTAGAACAATCTGTAGCGTCTGTTACTTGTGGACTTAATGATATTACAGGTGGGGCAGTTGAAGCATTGACTGTATAAGTTGCCTGTGCATTTCTACCAAAACTATCTGTTACTATTAGAGTATCTGAACCTAAAGGTACGTTGTCTATTGTAAAGATATAAGGTGCTTGACCTACTGGCGCATTATACGTACCTGTTTGGAATGCAGGGTCACCTAATTGCCATGTAAATGGTGGTGTTCCGTCTGTAGTTACCTGTATTGAACCACCTTGACCAGCACATGCACCATCTGTTTCTACAATAGAGAAGCCTGTAAGTGGCTCTGGTCTCCATACTGGTCTCTGATCTTTTAGTGTAATTAACTGTACCTTAACCGCTGTACGTTCACCTATTTGCGCATCTATCACTTTCTCAGGTCTATAGTACTTACCATCTATAAAGATAACATCATCAAATGTAAATGTCTGGAGGTCTACATTGTTAAGCGTAAAGTAGGCTGTGACTCTTCTACTAAACTTGTTATAGAGTGAAGAGATGTAACGAGCCCAGAATATCTCAAATAGAGTATTAGGCAATTCCCAATATGTTGCACTAGGTGCAGGCTCCATATAGTATCTCGTATCGTTAGCAAAGTTAAGATTAAGTGTATTAACAGGAGGTGGACCTACTACATTCTGAATTGGCCAATATTCATAAGGTGAAACTAACGGATAGTCAGTTAGAGCTATTTGAGTAGTACCTGTAGTTTTAAAATACCATGTAGTACCACCAGTTGTTACTCTACCATTATAGAATAAGAATCTAGTCTTAGGCTTAATAGGTAATCTCTTGTTATCATCTACCTCAAAGATTTGTGGTAAGATAAAGTCTGGGTTAGTATGTGATGAACTACCTTGTGTATCTACAATCTGCTCAATAGGTGTAGGTGCAATCCCTAACACTTCTATCTCTCTCTTACCTTTTAGTAGTTCGTTCTGTGAATCAAACCTTAGCCAACCATAAGCGTGTTTGTTATTATCTTGGTGGAACTTATTAATGTAGTCTTCATCCTCTTGTTTTGTGTATTCTATAATAGCCGATTGCGTATTAAACAGTGGCTCGCTAATAAAGTCTTTCTCTCTGACTAACTTATCAGACCAGTCATATACATCACCTGAGCCTATAAAGTCTTTCCACGGTTCTATAATGAAGTGGTTAGGTCTACTTGCTGAAGGTTGCATTACTAATCTAAACATAGTAATAATATCCTTAATGAAGTCTATTTGTTGGTAATCACAATCTAAGTCTCTTGCTGGTGAATAGTTACCTGGCGCTGCAGTACATTGCCAGTAAGCCTGATCTACTTGGCTAACATCATAACCATAAGATGATGTAATAAAGATCTGAATAATATCACCTGCTTGTATTTGATAACCACCGTTCTGTGAAGTATATGAACTACTTGACCAGTTACCATTTGATGCAAAGTTACCCGTATCTAAGGTTTGTAATATGTTACCACCAACTGCATCAACAACACAAAGTTGTACTGCACAATCTATAGCGGTATACCCATAATCAGAATTCTCTATTTGTGCATCTACTTGCGCACCATATTCAAAAGCATAAAAGGCACCACCTAATGATGCATTACCAGGAGCTATAAAGTAAGAACCACCATTACTAGAACCAACATCTGGGAAATTGACATAATAGTTAGGTGCAGATAAGACTTGGTTACTACAATATAAGTATGATCCAACGTCGTTGTTACCATTAGGTTGCTCAAAGTATTCAAAGGTCTGTGATGATGCTGTACCGAAAGGTCCTGCTCCTAAGTCTTGTTCTACACCAATATTAATATTCTCTTCATTACCAAAGGCACTCACATACATGTGTAAGAATTGATCAGAGTCTAAGAAATTAGATTCGTATGTATAACCACTATTTTGAAAGATTTGATCCCATAGTCTCTTAGCTCTAATCATAGGTTTAAACCTTGAAGCTGGTAAAGCATGTGATGAGTGTATGAATGATTGCTCTTGCGAACCATTACTACCTATTGAAATTGTAGGTGAGTTAAGGTCATCATTTAGATAGTTATTACCGTGATCAATTAGTGGAAATAACAAGTCACCATCTGCATAACCTGACGTTGCTGTATTACCTTCAGGAAATGCATCCCAAGAGTCTTGTACTTCTTGTGCACCTATACCTGCAGTAAAGGCTGCAGCGTTCGTATAGTTAACTGGTAAGTCAGTCCAATTAAAGTCAGTAAACTGTAGTTGACACATAGTAGCCTCACCAATAGCACTAGAGAAGTCTCTGGTCTCACCTAAGAATAGTAATTCATAATCTATCTTGTCTAAGTCTCCGTTGTTAAAGATCTTCTGTAAGCGCACGTGGCCTATCTTAAACTCTGCACCATCTACTAAGATTTGTGCAGGCTTCTTAATAGTAATATCAAAGTCTATACCATCTAGTTCCCAAGCATTCTCAAAGAACTCATTGTTGTGACCTGTTGCAGGTACTCTAAAGGTTCTACTAAATACTGATGTTGCGTCCGCACTAGTGATGTCCTCAATACTTAGTGTAAGTTTGATTGGTTGTGTTTCATAAAGGTCTAAGAAGATTGCATCTTCATCAAGAGCTCCTTCGAATGGATATACTTTTAATTGTACCATGTTATCCTCTCATTGATTTAATGTTACTAGCTAATCTAAAGTTAACTGTGTATTGGAATAGTCTGTCTTTTCTATAAGTCTTCTCGTTGTATGAGGTATTAGTAATAATTACAGGTACCCATTGGTTAGCGTAAGGACCTTCTGAGAATCTAACCTTTACCTCTGCACTTTGATATAAGTGTTTGAGTAGTTCGGCTTCTTGGTCCTTCATATAGCCACTCTGTACCTCGAACATGTTCTCTATCTTTTGGCTGTATGTAGTGTAGCCTCTGTCTTGTAAGTCTACTGAGTAATTAGCACTGTTGTAATCCGCAGCGCCTTTCAAGAAGTTGTTGTTCTTAGTTCTAGTCTTATGGTTTACCTTTTTAGTAAATGTAAAATAGTCTCTGTAACCATACGAGTTTTGCCATGCGAACTGTACATGTGGGTAATCATTACAAGCCTCATCATTGATGATATACTTCTGTGCTTTCCAAGCCGCAGCAGTCATCACATCTACCTGTGATTGTGGGTCTTCTGGACAACCCCAAACTGCAGGTATAATATAGTAATAGGCAGTGTTATTATTAAGTGGCACCATTAAGTTCTTAGGACCACTTGCAATAGTTAGAGTCTGAAAGTCACCAGAGATTAGCGTACCTTGACCTAAGTTAAGATTAGGTCCTCCACCATTATTCTGTGTATTAGGTACGATGTTAGTCTGTATTGCACTTGATGAGGTTGCACTGTATTGTAAGATATAGAATGCTTCGATACCTTGCACCGCTGTGTTAGGTGCTGCGGTAGAGCTTCTCTCAACCTTTTGATAGAATGTCTTAGTACACTCGTCATCTCTATAGACATTGTGTACATCGATACCACCTGGTGAACTGTAGATATTATTAGACTTTGCTGGTAATTCATCTGCAATGGTAAACTCATTATCTGAAAGAGGCTTAGCAGTTCTATCAATTACTGAACAAGGTAGAGCTGTATCATCACCACTAATCTTAGGTTGATAAGGGTTAGTGTCAAATGGTATTTGGAAATATTGTTTAGAGCCTGCAATCACTGTAAAGATCTCAGGGTATGTGGTAAAGGCACTGACAACACCACCACTCTCTGTAGCGTAGGCTATCTGATATTCTAATAGAGTTGCACCCGCTAAGGAGATTCTTTGATTTTGTGGAACACCTGCTACGAACTGTGAGTCTACTTGATTATATTGTGGTCCTACATAAGACTGTAAGATGTTTTGCATATCAAAAATTGCACGACCTACCCTATTAGGTGTTTGTCTAATATCTGCGATAGGGTCTGTTTGCCCTACTATGTAGATTCTTAGTGCATACTTGTCTGCACTGGCTATAGTGTCAATACCACTTAGAGTGATAGGATTGGCGCCATAAGCCATATCAAAGACTGTATTTGGTGTTTGTATTACTGTTACTGCCATAATTAAAAGTCTATAGTTAAATTCTCTGCCACTCCATCTGCTACTGCTTGTGAGATGGCATCTACATCAAAGAAAGGCTGTGGCTTTAGACCTAACTTATATATTGATTTTCTTACACCAAAGGGTAGATTACCACCAATCATCTCGTAGTTACCTGAGAAGCCGAAGCGTCTGCCTGTTGTTGGTTGTATTACACCAAACCTTGGCACTTCTCTCGCTGGTGCATTCTGCATACCATCTACTCCATAGTTCTGAAAGATACCATAGTATAACATCTGGATGCTCAGGCTATCATCGGCTATCACTGCCTTAATAGAGTTACGTAGTGCTCCTGTGTTAGTCGGTGCGTCTTGTTTAATTTGGTCCACAAGACGACCACCTATCTGTGTTAAGATAGGTTCTAGGTTTGACATTGATTCGCCAAAGCCTTCTAATGCTCTTTCAAACTGGTCTACTGTCATGAGTTAATAGGATACGGTGCATCACATTTATTTATAGGTTGTGCAATCTCTATCTCTAACGCCGCTGTCATACCTGCTACTGTGTCTGCAAACCTCTCTTTAAATGGTGTTAGATTAACTGTTAACTGTACATCTACATCAGGGTCATACTTCGAGATAGAATCTGTCGGGGAATCATTGTTAATACCAAATCTTAGACCAGCTATAATGTCATCGATATACTGTTGACAATCAGATTGTATTTGTAGATAAGGTCTGTAAGCTGGTCCTAAAGGGTAATCATCTGAAGCAGTAGTAGGTTGTGTTGGAACATATCTGTCATTGACCACGTCCATCACAATCATGTTAAACCTGTAAGTAATAGCTTGGCTAGTCCTTGTAGACTGTGTTGGGTTTAAGAACACATAAGGGTAGTTAGTCAGTGAATCACCATAAGGCGTATCAAGCCATGTAGAAGTTTCGTTTGTCTCACGGTTAACTGTCTTCATATCTGATAAGGCACCATAACCAAAGTCTCTGATCATCTCATGGTATTCACAGATTCTATCTATTTTTTCTACTAGTTGTAAGTATGTCATAATCTAGCTCTTTGTTTTAGTCTTTGTTCTTTTAGTCGGCGTTCGTTCTCTTCCATTTGATACTCCTTTTGTAACGCCATGAAGTTCAATATCTTTTTAAGAGGTTGTGCTGTTACCTCATCCATTTGTAGCACATTCATGTTGGCTAAGCCAGCAATTATCTTATACCATCCACGAGCCACTGCTAGTCGATCTATTTTACCATCTTCATCAGGCTCTGCAGTCTCATCTAACCCAAACAACACAGAGTACTGTCTGTATGTGTAGATTCTAAACTTAGCATATTCATCTATGGCCCACATAGCTTCGTCAGCCCATTTAGCTCCTGGTGTGAGGATAGCCACAATCTTCTCAAAGTTCTGGTCTAAGCCTCCTGTAATGTAAACGTCTAAGTCTACCCATTGTCCAAACGTTAACGACTGTAGGTCTACCATCTTACACTCAGTTCTATCATTCATAGATTTAATAATAAAACCCATACCAAGTGTTTTGGCTTCCTCTGGCGCCTTCGTAAGTTGTGATAATGGTGCACCAGTTAATTGCTTCATTATCATTGGATAATATCTCGGTTCATTCCAGTCAAACTGTATTGCCTTCGCGTATTGCTCGACAGTTAGCCTATCTGGTATCTCATAGGATTTGTCGTTAATATTAATCTTGATGCTCATTACAATTAGAAATATAAATTAGAATAGAATTGAATTACCTACGACCCATCACGGCATAAGTACCCAGTGTCTTGTTTTGTTTACGATTATAGTTTACTATCGCTAGCGAGATCACACAGTCATCGTGGAGACCACTGGGATGGCCATATTTGATCGATCTTGTCTTTGGATTGTAATCATACGTAAATACTTCAAGTTCGCCCAGAAGCCACGGAAACAGTTGGCTATCAGGTATCTTAACTGTCGTCTCATTCATATCTAAGATAAGTCCTTCTATCATCTCATTCTTTGACTTACTTGTAGTAACAAATGGGTGTGTATCTTGCCATTGCATCTTGATTTGTTCATAGATCACATCACCTATAGAGTTAACTTCTACCATTGTAGTGGCTGAGTACTTTCTTATTAGGTCTATTATCTCTCTTGTCATTGTGGTCCACTCTTTGTTGTTGGCTCTGTAGATGTCTATCACTTTGCCCGCGGAGTCCATAAATGTGGCGACTGTGAAGTCTTCTTGTTTACCTAGGTCAATACCACAATAAACTTTACCACTTGCTGGCGTATAGCTAGCAAACAGATTCTTCTCTAGGTTTGAGAAGACCTCACCACCACTGTCGATAAATTTGGCTAGATATTCTTGTTGAAATACATTTGGTGGTAGTGTACGTTTGGCATCCTCTATCTCTGCTAGATTGATATAGGGTGTATCGTACGAGCTACCTGTGTAGGCTATATAGTTAGAGTAGTCTGGTGACTTAGCTAACTGAAATAGTTCATGAAACCAGTTCTTGCCTTTAGGTGTAGAGATGAATAAGACTTTCTTACCTCTTACCATAAAGACTGGACGTATGGCTTCTTTCCATGCATCCTCTTTCATAAAGGCTGCCTCATCTAAGATACCATAGTCTACTGTTAGACCTCTAATGTTATCATACTTCTCGGCTGATCTAAAGATGATTTCTGAACCATTCTTTAACCTTATATAGTTATCTGAGTAGTTGCAGTTTTTAACGATGCCTGATGCGCCGATTGCCTGCATCATTTCTTTCTGTACTTTAGTAGTTTGTGAATAGACTGGCGACACCCACAAGACCTTAACTGGTCCTTCATTAATCATCCAATACAGTGAGAGGTTGATAGCCATTAAGGATTTACCAAACTGTCTACCAACACAGGCCACATGATACTTAGCAGCGCCGCTAATTATTTGGTTGACCATCTCTCTCTGCTTAGGATGTGGTGTAAAACCAGTGTACTTCATTATCTAAAGTCGTCTAGGTCTAAGTCTTGTTGTCTGCCCTGCTCGTCGTTAACATCAGGACCAAACTCAAACTTAATGTTTTTAAATAGGTCATCACCATCATTACCTGTTAGTTCTGTTCTGGCTAACTTAGGTAAGATGTATTCTGATAATCTAATCATAGTGTCCATGGCTTTAGCTGGATCGTCTGCTGCGATCTGTGCTAACCATAAAGACATGTTGTCTAGATTGTCTTCTGTTAGTTTCTGGTAGGCTTCTCTAATATGTTTAGTAGCCTTGTTCTTACTACCTTTAGGTCTACCATTCCTATTGATGTTTTCGTCTCCTCCTTTAAACCTGCTCATGTTCTAAATCATCTTGTTTATCATCTCTCTTCTTTTCGTCTTTAAGAGATTTCTTTAGCATTTTGACCGCGTCTTTTAGGCCGCGCTCTGTTGTAGCACCTACTTTATATGTGATGCCATCAATTTTTACTTCTTGCTTTTTCATATTCGAATCGTAATCTTTTTTTAATGTTGAGTACACATCTTCCACAAGACGTGACTGGTTTGTTTTCTTTAGTTATTCCATTATAGATACTAAAGACACGGTCTAGTTGTTCTTTGGTCATTCTAACGTTACCTAACAAGTAGATGTTGTCTTCTAACCACTGTAAATCTGCTTCTTTCATAATAGTATTTTTAAATAAAGTTCTGATATAATTGAGGCTAATGCAGCATAAAGAACTCCTCTATAACCATATAGAAATATAAAAGGACCGACATTTAACCAGAAAGTAGCACACATGTTACATTTCATTGGCTTATCTGGCATCCAGTCCCATCTTGAAAAGAAGTCTGCAGCTAGATGTCCTAACCCTGCAGCGCCTAATATACTAAGTATTGTTTCCATCTTGTATTCTTTTTTTTATGTATTCCTTACACTCTTGTACAGCTTGGCTAATCGATGTACGAGGTATGTTTGTAATTCTAGATAACTCAGAGTAGTTAGGTTCGTTTAACCACATCTGAAATAGTTTAACTCTATAGAACTGTTCTATTGTATCTGATTCCATGTCCTCCATGATACCTTGTATTGCTTCTATAGTTAGATCTAGTTCTATATCATACGGCTCATCTGGGCGCTTCTCTGCAGTTTCTGGATATAACTCAAAGACTTTACCACTCTGTCTATAAAGTTTATGGTATGGTGATGTGGTTGAGTGGTAACTTCTATGGATAATACCACTCAGGAATAACATACCTTGCTTCTTGTCTATTAACTCTTCTGCTCTGTCATGAGTAATAAACTTTTCTATGGCATAATGTCCTAGTTCATTTGCAGTATCTTTAGGGCATTTACATATTCTAGAAGACATTGCCATTATGTTATCGTAGTTGTCTGTTAAGAATGTATTAATAGTCAAAGTATTTATCCATAGTATATTTTACCATAGCACATAAGTGATAGTCTTCCATGTCTTCGGCAAATCTTAATATGCCTTGTAGATCTAGAAATGTCATGTGTTCACTAAATTCATTCTCTTCTAGAGTCTTTTCATATAGTTGTTCAGACTTTTGCTCTTGCGCCCATTTTGGCCAATCCCACCAATCTACATATTTTAATGGGTTAGGTTTACGTTTAGCCATGGTTTCCATTACTTGTTATTATATTTTCTATCTGAGAATGCAAAGTACTTACGATCTATTTCCCATAAACAAATCTTTTTATCTACTTTGTCACCATCATTTATTAGGTTATTGTTAATGCAACCCATAAGGTAACACCAAACTCTAATAGCTCTATCATCGGTTAACTCTCTAGTAATAGTATCACGATGTAGGTTCTTCATCCAAAAACATACTCTGTCGTTAAATAGTCTACCTATCGATACATGATCTTCTACAAGATGTGGATGTAAGTATTTAGCTATATCTTTGCTTTCAACGTCTAGTATACGCATAATATCGGCTACATAGAAGTTTAAACCTTCTTTAACAGATACGTCATAGTGTAGATAACATCTACGTATAAAGGCAAATAAAACCCATACTAACTCATCTTCAGTATCTACAAATTGAGGTACCTTTATTTTAAATTCACTTTCCATATCTTATGTATTCTTCTTAATATCAATACGTGTCTTCAATCTTTGTTCAGCGTATATCTCATTAAAGTTATTTAAGTCAGACATGTATTCTTTGAGAAGCCCATATTGTTTCGCTAAAGAAACAATTGGGTCTTCTTTACTATACCCTTTAGGGGTATGGTTGGTCATTTTGACCCTATTGATAAGGTCATTTTGACCATATAAACCCATTAGTTTAGTACTAGGATAATAGACATTAGCGTTACGTTGAGCTTTACCTGATACAACAGATATTAATCCCATGTCTTTTAGTTTAGGTATTAATCTCTTAATAGTCGCTGGACTTACTCCCATAGCTTCTGAGAGGTTATCATGACCTACCCTTAGTGTTTTATCATCTTTACTAAAAGATACGAGGATGGACACGAAAAGCATTTCTGTGGGTGTGAGTCCTAATTCTACAAACTTTTGTAGTGGCATGTACTTAATGTAAGGTACTTTCATAATTAATCGTTTTATTTTCATTATATGTTAAAAGCGCGACTTGTTTCAAAGTCTTACCTTGTTACCAGTCCATACCACACCTTCCGCCTTTAAGCGAGCGTGCATACGTTTGTGGTTCTCAGATCGAGTAACCCATTCTAAATTAGTGTAGTGGTTGTTGTGTTTGTTACCATCAATGTGGTCGACACATGTCTTAGTATTAGGGTCATCATTGTGTACAAAGTGTTTAGCTACCATTCGATGAATGTATTTCTCTGGTAGTCTATTAGTAGCAACTGCATAGTAGCCACCATAACTACGACCTTTGTATTTATTATTTGATGTGATTGAAGGCTTAATCTCTTGTAATTCGCCAATATCAGATCTTGATTTGAATATTTTACCTTCTGGTGAAATCCAATATTGAAAGTATTTTTGGTCTGCTGGATTTACGTGTGGACGTCCACCAACTTTTACTTGTCCGACTAATTCTAAATTGTTCATAATTAATTTGTTTTATTTGTTATACTTTATATATCAGTTTAATTTTAGAAAAAAGACAAAAAAAAGAGACTCCGGCCTAAGGGAGTCTCTTTCGATATAATAAAATAAAACGATTGCGTATCTCTACGCGGCAAAATTAATTAAGTAACCAAATTAGAAACTCTATTAATATACCTTATATATCTAACTTTAATTTTGTTTCAGTTAGACCTTAAGCTTGTTCAGCTTTCATTGCTTGAATCTCTTCATAGAGTGCAAGCAACTCAGCTTCTTTTTCTTCAATAGACGGTCCAGGTTTTTCTACTGTCTCTTGAGATAATAGGACAGTGTTACCGTTCTCGTCTTTTCCGTAATGTTGTACTAATTCTGTAGCCATATCTTTATTAATTTATGTTTATGATTGGTATGTCCATGCAAAGTCTACTGGTAAATCAGTAGTTGGGGTTGCAGCTGAAATGTTTAATTGTCCTGTTGGTATTGTCATTGAACCTACATTAAAGTCTACACCATTACCTCTGTAAATATCAGAATAGATTACTCTTTCTGCAGCTACCCAGTTTGACCATTTAGTTAACTGAACTGCTGCAGTATCACATAGGAATCCTATCCAATACATACCACCAACAGAGTCTGAAGGTAGTGACTGTCCTAGTCCTGTAAATGATTTTTTACCAGTAGTAGAAACATCTACGTTAGTAGCAATTGTAGCTACGTATTCTGGCATTAACACTTTTTGGTCAGTGTTAATTGTAGTTGCATATGATTTATATAATGCTACATTCATTAGGGCACCTGCTTGTGCAGTCTGAATTCTAAAGTAGAAATCATCAATAGTTTCACCTGCTTTAGCATAGAAAGGTATTAACATCATATCGTTACCGCTAAATTGTCTAGCAGCCCCTGTATTATACCCTGAAAGGATCCATGGAATATTGTAGATCTGTTGACCACCACCTAATGCTGGTGTAATGTTCTGACCTTCTGCAAGATCAGCGCCACCGCCACCTCCAACAGGAGTTGAATCGATTTGTAATGCACCTGATGCGTCAATGTTTAATCTACGATCAGTACCACCAGCATCTGACATAATAATACCACCTGCAGTTGGAGTAGAGTCAGTCTGTACTTCTAGTGCTTTTAATGAAACTGTTTGTGCAATTGAAGCAGTTACGCCTTGACCTAATGCCACAGCGCCTGTTGCAGTAGCACCTGAGTCGTGACCACCAACAAATGTCTTTTCACCAGTTGAAGCGTTACTGTTACCAACGATAGCTATATTATAGTTTGAGCTAGATGTGTTTTGTTGTCCTAAAATAGAGTGACTACCTCTACTAACTGTGTTATCGTAACCAATAATATTACTTCTTTCGTTTTGAGTAATTGTGTTAGATTGACCAATCATAACGTTCTGACCACCGTTTGTAGTAGAAGAGTTGTTATCTTTACCGATGATTACATCACCTGGTAAACTTGTTTTAGCACTAAGGTTATTTGTACCAATGTTTACGTCATCTGCATTTGGTGATTCAACATTATTACCGATACCAATTGCTTCTTGACCAGATACATCTGTTGAAGTACCTATAGCAATACTATCTTCACCAGAAGCTGCCGATTGGTAACCTATTGCCAAAGATTCAATTCCAGTAGCATTAGCCTCTTTACCAACTGCAATAGCATTTAATGCAGTTGCATTAGAACTAAAACCACCTAATACGATAGATCCTTCAGCGGTAGCATTACTTGAATTACCTACAACCATTGAAGAGAATCCAGTACACTGAGCACTGTTACCTATAGCGATTGCTCTACCAGCGGATGCAGTTGTATTATCTCCAAGAGCAATTGATCTAGAACCTGTTGCACTTGCATTATCACCAATAGCAACATCTTTTTCATTATTTGCTGTAGCGTTTTTACCGATTGCAATGTTTACTCTTGCAAATGCAGTGTCACCACCAGCTTCTGCATCCTGGCCTAAAGCAATGTTACCTTCAGAAGTAGCCTCTGCTCCATCACCTAATGCAATAGTTTTATTACCTGATGCGTCTGCCGCTGTAGTTGTTAGTGAAGCCGCAGACTGTAATGAGTCAGTACCTGTACCATTCTCTAGACCTGCAGCACCACCTGGAAGGCCGCTAACTGTCGATCCAGTGAAATCAACTGTACCACTAACAAAGTTAGTAGCTGTGTTGCTAATTTCTATATTTGTTGCGTTACCTAAACCATCAGTAACCGCTTTAGCAGTTCCTGTAATAGCACCGTTGTCTGTTGTTTTTAATAGACCCTGGTAACTCGAATCTATACTTTGTCCTGTGAGTGTACTCATCTTTTATTTTCTATTTTACGTTAGAGACCAAGTTCTAGACTCAGCTTCCCAATTATTTGTGTTTGTGTTCCATACGAATGGTACTTGTGGTGTTCCATTACAAGCGTGATCAGCAATTGCATACCACCATGAACCGTTTACAGGTTGTGTTAAACCATAATACTGTGCTAATGCTATCACCCATGATGAATTTACAGGTGCAGTAACACCTAATTGTACACATAATGTTTGTAGCCACGAACCATTTACAATAGTTGTAGCTCCTAAGTGGATTGCGTATGCACTAATCCAACTACCATTATATGGTGTTGTAACTGCACCTCCTGAGGCACATGATACGTAGTCTTTTGTTACTGATAATATATCCATCTGTATAGAAATATAATTTTATCTTTAGTTGTTTCCTTTTAATCTACTTACTGCATCGATAGCTCCCTGCGTACCAATGTAAACAGTTGCGATAACTACCCAATCTGATGACGTTAAGTCGCCAAAGACTGCAAGAAGTGTCGCTGTAACGAAAACAAATAGCTTTTTACTTACCCAACTATTTAGTATTTTGTCCACTCTTCCCATTTTTAGATAAGTATATTTTTAGCTTTTCAATGTTTTTCTTAGTTGCCGTGGACTGTCGTGGAAGGACCACAGTCTGTGCATTCACCGTATTTCTCTTCATAGTATGATAAATTTGATCTACCTGTTACTAAGCCACTAAAGTAAGGGTTGCGCTTGTCTGGCATCATTCCATCTGTACCAGGATTCTGATATTCTGGGAACAGGTTAGGATTGTCCATAAAATATTTAGTTAGACGTTTAGAATAGAATTCTGCAGTGTCTAAAGTAGCTTGTCTTAAAAATTGTAATTCTTCTAATGTAGTAGGCGAAGTCTCTTCAGAAGTGCCGTTAAGTATGCCCTGGTTAGCTACCTTATACTTAATACTTGGTAACATTAGATAAAGAGCATATTGCATTAGAGTAGGTCCTACGTAATCCTTCATGAGTACCTCTTCATTAGCATTTAAGTCATTTGCAATTACACCAGCTTTTAGTCTATCGAATAGTCTTGTGCCTAAAACATTTTGTAAATAAATGTCTTGTGCTTGCAAAATATGTGGTGTAATCTCATTTAGTCTGACATTGTCATCTAATTGAGTCCATTGTTTTAGTCTTTGTTCTGATACTAATAGTGCTGTTTGACTGCTCATATTATTCGTTTGCTATATTTGTAATGTCTTCTTCTAAAGCTGGATCGTCTTCATCAGTTCCAATAATCATTGGCACTGGTTCTACTTCTAATCTAACATTGTAACCAGCTAGACTTAAGATGTAGCCATACGTATCTAAAACTTTAGTTTGTTTAGGTCTTACTACAGTGTTCATAAAGTGTGAGTAAGATGTAACGATCTCATCTGCGTTAGAGCTAAAACCAGCTCCATCTTTAATACCTAAAAGAAGTGGAGAAGTAATACGGTGTGCCGTAAGAATTCTAGAAGTAATTCGCTGCTCGAGCGTTAGGTAATAATCGTCATTTGCATTCTCAATTGGTGTGACTTGCAACTCTTTTCCTGGCTCAGAAAAGGCCAAGAAGAATCTACCCGCATTCTCTTCTCCACTAAATGTATCTTCGATCTCTCTGTAAATATCTCTACGCTCCTCAGGATTCGGTATACCATTTCTAAATTGTACAAACATAGAAGGCGCTAGTCCATTACTTATGTTAGCGTTATGAAATCTAGATACTCTCGCATCAAGTTGTATATCATTAACGCCACCAATATAAGCAGGTAAAGGATATACATTCTGCCCGGGGTTATAGTTCTTGCAATAATAGATTTGGCTTGCGCTATCTTTCTTTGTATCTGTCGGATCAAAACTCTTATATTCAACTGGCTTATACTTTCTAATTTGTGACCAGTCAGATGAGTAGTAATAACTATGGACTTTATCGTATTCGTCTGGTTTACCTGATCTTATGTTTGCAAAACAAAGGTGGTAAATCTCAGCAATCCTTGTACCTTCACGGTTCCATATAAGGTTAAGTGCGTAACCACCAAATAATGTGTAATCTAATGCTATCTTTTGGAAGATGTCGTCAATTGTTTCACCTTCTGTATTAATATATTCATGACCGTAATCTATGATACCTTCACCAAATATACCATCTTTAATTGCATCGATACATGTATGATTCATTGCAGAGCTATCATATAACTCTATTAGTTGTTGTGGAAATAAGTTATCTACACCAAACTTAATGTAGTCCTTACCTCTTTGTTCTTGGATTATTGGCAAGTCTAAAGCTTCAAACTTACTACCTTTAATCGAGTATAATCCTTCTGGGTTTGTGTTTCTCATATTACTTGTTAATAATTTGGTCTAAAGTATGTATCTGCCTCTCTATCTTCGTTGTTTGACTCATACTCGACAACGCCTAAGTCTCCGCCTGGATCGCTAATTAGTTTAACAATACCTTGTATTCGCGGATTTACACCTATAGATGGCTCATCAAAACCTGGAATAGGTGGAGTTACGACCCATTGATAGTAACCATTTTTATGTCCGTCAGCCCATTCTTGACCTAATTCAATATACCATTTAGCAAATCTATCATTTACTCTTAGTGTACCAGCGTTTAAATATGGACCATTCCATTTCTGTGTATTTATAGAACGAATCCATGTATAGAAATTCTGGTCAGTGTAATTAAACTCACCACCGTTCCAAAACAATGGAATAGCATTACCTGCACCTATGCCTACTACTTCTGTCATATTAATTAATGTGTTTCAATAAGAAATATAAAAATACCTTAAGTTGTAATACAGATACATATTATATGACGAAACATGTTATTTATGGTGATTATGAGTGCAATAACCTACATCAACTAGTAGATTTGCATGACCCTTTAGTCATAAGATTCTTAAAAAGAATAAAAGAATTAGACTGGAGAGGTTATGAGCTATGGGCTCATGGTAGTATTTTAAATGGCAATGTTGCTCAAGACTTAGATCTGACTATTATAGGACCTAATAAACCTGCAAAGATTAACTGGTTATTAGAACAATGTGTTAAAATAGGATTTGACTTGTTTATACAAGTAGATGTTAAGTATCTAGTTAAGGGTAAATTGTACAATCATCAAACAGGTGTTAGACGCAAACAAACTCTAGCACACTACAAACCTGAGATATGGATTAATGGTAACTCATATACTTATGCTACATGGAAAGATGGCTTATGGGTTAGCGTCAGAGAGTACCCTATGACTAAATCTCAGTACTCACCTCATCCTCCACAAAGACTTATATAAAAAAAGGGCTACATTTCTGTAACCCTTTTTAATTATTGTGTATGTAGAATTAAGCTTCTACAATTGAACCTGTAACTTCAAAAGCTGGTTGTTCTTCCATTCCTGAAATAGTTAATTCGTAACCGTTTCTATCACCGTATGCAACACCAGATACAGATGTACCTGCAGTCATATATGCACCTCTTTCAACACCTACAGAGAAATACTTACCATTGTTGTCTTTAAATACAACTACCATCTCGTTGTTTTGAGATAATAATAAGATTTGATCTCTCTTAGTAGCTTCCATTTTATTGAAAATCATTGTAAGAGCTTGGTCATAAAATACCGTACCATTTTCGTTTGATACGTTGATAGTTTCAGTGAACGAACTAGTCTGTCTTGGAACTTCGAACTCAAAAAAGTCACTAGGTGTAAGTGCAGAACCACCAACTGTAATAGCTGTGATTGTGCCTGATGTTTCGGTAATGCTTTCTACTGGACCATTAGCGATGAAGATCTTTTCGATACCACCGTTAGAATCGTTACAGTCTAAAGTAAAACCTGCTGTTATATTACACGACATAGTTATATAGTTTTTTTAAGTTAGTTAAACCAGAGCCACCGAAATGACTCTGGTAAGTTTATTTAGGCTAATCCGTTTGTACCGAATTGGTCAACTTGTGAAACTGCAACACCAAGTCTCCACTTAGCGATGAATTTTACAACGTCTTGTCCTTTGTCAAAGAAGAACTGAACAGTTGAAGCGTCATCTTCAAGACCAGTACCAGCTACGATCATAGATGCAGGACCTGCAGCTACGTAGTCAGAACCTACAAGGCCTGAAGTTTTTACTACTGTGATGTTAGCACCTGGTAGTTCGAATGAACGACCATCGCCTTGATCATAGTGGTAGTAGTTTTGTGCAACTAATGCTCTTCTTAGAGTATTGAAGTTTGCTGGAGAAACGATCATGATTAAGTCATCTCTATCTTTAGAAGCTTCATTGATAGCGTCAAAGATGTTTAATGCTTGCTCAACCGCGTTTGTTAAAGTCCAAGCTGCAGGAGCTGCTGATAAAGTAGCACCGTTTGCTGCAGTTACTTGGTCTTTGATACCAGTTCCAGTACCGTCACCATCGATTAGGTAAGACTCATTGTACTTAGAGATTCTTTTTACATAGTAATCAGCGATTACTTCCTCGAAAGGAACTGATTCTTGGTTTGCTGCCGCAGACATTCTCTGGCTTAACCAGTATTGTCTTAGGTCTTCTGGACATAAGTCCATTTTTACTTGTTTGTCTCTGATAGTAATGTCTACCTGAGAAAAGTTTACATCGCCTGAAGGATTCCATCCACAAGCAAGGTCAGCTACGTTTAAGTCGCCGTCCATTAGGTTAATTGCTACAGTTCCAGCAGAAAGACCAGATCTTAAGTCTACATAAGACATTAAGTCAGTTTCTAATACTGCCTTTGCAATTAAATCCATAGACGTTTCGTCTGTATACGTGCTTAGGGCTGTTAAATCAAATGCCATAATTTTAGTTTTTTGTTTTTAATTGTTTGGTTATTTTCTACTGTGTCTTAGAGCAACTAATCTTTCGAATCTTGCTTCCGCCGTAGTAGCTTTTGTTTGTGCCTCTTTTGAGAAGGTATTGGCAACCTTTTTTGCTGCAGGTTCGTCTGCAACTTCGTTAAATCTTGAAGTTAGTACAGAAAGTTCTTCTTTCAATTCTTTGATTTCTTCAGTGTAAGGCTTTAACATTTCTGCAATACCCTCAAGCATTCCATCCATATCAAATTCTTTCTTCTCTTCAATTACTTCTTCCTCTTCCTCGAAAGATTCTTGAGCTTCAGCTGGAGTTTCTTCTTCTCCACCTTTTTCTTCTACGTTAGTAATTTCACCAGAAGCACCTACAGTAATCAAAAGACCGTCAGTAGTTTCGTGAATACCTTCTGGTGCAAATGGATCTTCGTCAGCACCTTCACCTGCTCTTACGAACAAGATAGCTCCTGGTTCCAATTCACCTTCAGTATAAACCTCTGTGCCGTCGACAAGTACTGCCTCCGCCATTTTAGTTTCCACAACTTCTTTAACTTCTTCAGTAGCAGCTCCGAGCATTACTCGTAACTTGCTGATTGCGTCGTTGACTGTCATACTGTATAAATTTGTTTAAGTTAAATCTAGCTTATGCCAGACATTATGAAATATGTATCTGAAACATTTTGACAAAACATTGTATAATGAGTATAATAAATAGAACATGTTAGTACAATTACCACCATTTGATGCCTATATGGCTAAAGTTGCAGAGCTAGTCGAAGCTGGTCAGTTCTCGCATACACAACTCATTATTCTAAGAATCTGTTACAAGGCGACAAGAGATGAGTCACCTAAGCACTTCAATTATCTACAGAAGGCTACATCACAGTCAAAAGAAGACCTAAAATGGGAACTGAATGACCTCTTGAGGCTAGGTGCCATTAGGCAAACTGAGCCTAATTGGTACATGCTGTAAAACTTTTTTGAAAAAAAACCGCAAAAAGTTTTTTTTTGTCACTGGAATTTTGTATATTAGTAGAGTAATATTAATAAACAAAACAAAAATGGCACAATTTAAAAAAACAACTGTTACTACTGATGAGCTTGAGGACTTCTTCTCAAAGCCACAAAACGTCTTGTCTTTTGTTATGGGTCAATTCGTTGACAACAACGGTTACGATCCTAACGAAGTGGTACCTAACGTATTTAACAAAGGTACAGAAACTTTCTGGAAAGGTAAACTTTGGACAGAATGGAAAGAAGACGTATTCGGTCTTGGACTTTCTACAGATGACTTTAATCTAGTATTGACCGCATGTACTTCGGAAATAGTCGAGATTTATATGATCGAAGCTAAAACCAGAAACAAAGGTATTGGTACTGACATTATGAATAAAATACTTGACATTGCTGATGAGTTTGGTATTACTATCAAGTTAGTACCTTCTCCCTATAAAAACATAAATGACGAGAAATATTACAACTTCCTTCGAGAGTGGTATAGGTCTTTTGGTTTTATTGGTAGTCAATTCGGACCCACTATGAAATATGTCCCTAAAAAATAATTTGAAAAAAAGTGCTCAAATATTTTTTTATGTCA